TACGAAGTAATTGACTTGGACGATTTTGCAAATGCAATCGAAGAAATATACTGGGAGTTCAAAGTAAACTCAAAACCTAACTTAAAAAGTAAATCAAATGAAATTAACTAAAAACCAAATCGGATTAATAATTGAACATATGTACTGGAATCTCCTAAATGTAACGGAAGATTGGACAATAAATATGACGGAATACGAAGATGATATTAAACTTTATAAAAAATTAAGGGACTATGCAAGTAAGTAATATGAAAGAACTACTGGAATATGTAGCAAATAAAAAGAAAAAACAAGCTCATGACCATTATGAAATGGCAAAAGTATTCGGTCAATGTAGAGGTATGGGCAATCGTAGATACAAAGTACCACAAAAATCTACATACAGAAAAGGTAAATCATATGCTTATAAAGGTAGATGGGCTTATTACTCTGTAAACCCAACAGGACATTACAAACTAAATACGAACTAATACGGATAATATATATGAATATGAAATTTAAAGATTACACACCTGAACAAATAAAAGCTAAACTAAATGAAGTTATAGAATTCGAAGCTAAATACGGTTCAAATACTACAACTCAAGCTTGGCGAAAATGGTGTGAATCGATCGATTACCGTAAACGAGAATGGCAATTCAGACAAAGTGTTGCCGAATATGCGAAGTATAATGCTCATAAAGCTTTACTATGAATAAAAGAAAATTTAATCACAAACCTATATTTACCTTTACTAAGGCTGAAATACAAAGAATTGAAGACTTATATTGGGATAGGTATAATAAAAATACAAAGATATTATGGCAAAGATGAAAGAATTATCAGGTATTGTAAGTACAATAGCCGAAGGAACAAAGAAAGCAATATATAATGATATTGATTGGGAAATTGCAGAATATAATGCTGAAGGTGACGAATACAATGCTTTACATTCGTACCTCATGGAACAAGTGATAACTAAAATGTATAAAGATTTACAAACTAAATACGACGCTTAATGGATAATATAAACGTATGAAAAAATGTAAATGTAATAATATAATACCAATCGGCCGAGTAAAATTAGGTTATAATACCTGCATTAATTGCTCAACCGTACAACAATACAGCTATGTACCAATCATTGCAAACAAACAAATGCTCGAAGTACAAGTTGTCAGCCAATCTCTAAGTGCCGCGGTACATAAAGCTTGGCGAAGAAAGTGAGGTAGTCTGGAAGGACGAGTAGCTTAATTAGGTGTATGTGGTGCCGAATATCGACGGATATGAGCGAGCGTACGGAAGTGTATTACACACATAAGTGAATTGCCAAAAGACAGTATAAACAGATAAAAGAGCGAGCGCTGATAAATCATTGCTCTTCATTCCAGTTCTGTCCACCTCACACTTGGGCGTGATATGGATTGCGAGACAGTATCTTAGCCGATATACGGGCAAGACAGTATCTCAAACGCAGGTTCGATTCCTGCCACGTCCACTATGAAACAACCAGATGCGAAGAAACATTTTTATGTGTCTATTCTGAAGAGTACAGTAAGAATAGTCGGGTATGCGCTGATACCTTTCAACATCACAGCAGCGGTAAGTACATTAATAATCTCCGAAGCTATCGGAATAATTGAAGAAACAGTATGATACCAAAAAATATGTATATGTGGGTACTAGATTTCGAAGATGGAACAGTACACAAGTATGATGTCTCAGAAGTATTTTGGGATGATGATTATCAACATGAAGATTTTCTATCCGATAATTACCACAACGCAAGTAATTGTGAATGGATGTTAACCGAAGCATTTGACTATAACGGTGTAGATAATCCAATTACAAGCTAAATACGAATTAACTTAGATAATATAAACGATATGACTAATTTATACAAACTATTAAAACCAAAATTCAAAAAAGCTTTGAATTCAAACTGCAGAAAGTATGACTCTGCTCAAAGAGTTAAATACCTTCTAATGTCTAAAGCATCATGGAATGAGCTAACAATTACTGAAGCTAAAAATTTATTTCTATGGTCTGACGTAAGCAATAATCAACTCACTGTTTACGATTTATTATATGGCGAAAATATTATAAAACAACAATAATGAAATATACTGACGCAACCAAAGAAGCCGCTGCTATACACATCTGGTCAAAACTGAAATCGATCGATTGGAAAATAGATGATTTGCAGTACGAAATCGATATTAAAAAATGGTATCCGATTATTAAACCTGAAATGAATCAAGACATTCTTGACGGTAAATTACAGGAAAAAACAATGTTACAATACATTGCTTCCTTAATAGAAAAAGATTATAAAATAAAAATAGATTTAATTTAATTATGGCAAGAAATATGAGCTATTGTGCAGCCGAAAATACCCGAGACTGCATGGAACAATTACTTAACTTAATAGAAACGGGTGACAAAAATGATGTGTTTGATGAGCAACCACCTCATAATTACGAAGCTAGAGCAATTGAAGACATTGCTTACTTAGCCGAAGAACTAGCTAGGGCATGTAACCATTTAATTGATACTCATGGCAACTAGAAATATGACAATGGTAATACCTCTTGATAGGTATAAAAAAGGCTATTGTAATCCTGCAAACTATGAAGACTATAGCTGTGTAAATATGTATTTACATCACGATGGTTATCCTGAATGGCAAGGTGTGCAATTAGCTAACTGGCTGAAAACCAATAACTTTGCTGACGAAACAAGAGCTGCAGCGAAATTAGTGCATGACCATTATTACGACAGTTGTTATTTGCATGATAATTTTGATGACGTTGACCACCAATATACTTATATGGTATTTGTCGGTACACTTCAAAACAGAATTGCATGCTATAATAGGTATAACCACGATGTAGTATTTGATATGACACCTGATGAAATACTTGAAAAGTATGAAGACAAAACGTTAGAGTATACTGATTTTGCTAATGACGAAACTAGATTTAAGCAAGGTACTAATGAAGACGTAAAATACCACGCAAATAAATTATTAACATTATTACAAAAATTTTAAAATGGAAAAACCAAAATGGTTCGACGGTGCATGGTACACCGAAGGCGACAAAGTAACAAATCCATTTAGTGGCGAAAGCTATGAACTAAATGGTGCAGAGTTGAGTATGTATGATTTTATTATGGGTGCTCAAATGTTCGGCAATATGTCGGATAAAATGATTGACGACGTGCAAAAAGCATTGAGTTGGTTTAGAAAAAATAACCCTAAAGCCTATATGGTATTATTAGATTAATTATGGAAAATACAAACATGAACAAAGTGCTCGGTTATTACGGAGCAGAAATATTTACAGAATGGACAGAAGATGCAACTTACTGCATGGAAACTGTTTACACAGCAGATGACTACGACGTGTTCTGGTGTCATCCTAAAGATGAAGCATTACCTATATTTGAAGACATATATTACTATGCTGAAAATACAGTTAGTGCATTTGAAGATGCTTTGAAGGCAGGTGAATCAATTTATATTGACGAACATTTATATAACGAAATAGATGTTGAAGATATTATTGATGAGATAGCTGAGGCTATGGACCCTGAAGAAGTTGATGGCGAATTATTAGATACTACAAACTAAATACGAATGGACTTGGATAATATAAGCGATGAACAATATAAAGCATTGTACAACCGCATAAAAACCGATTTGTATAATGAATTTATTAATCCTGAAACAGCTACTTATGGTGCTGATGTCTTACGACAACAGGAAGCTAAAGAAGATATATACTCTGATATAGTTTCTGAAAAAGAAATTATATGGGACGAAATAAAACAATTGCAAAGTGTTATGAAAAAATATGAAGATGATGAAGAATATGAACACGCTGCATTTATGAAAAAAAGAATTGATAACCTTAAAAAACGATTAAAATGAGAAAAGCAATGCTTGCCCACAAATTTGATATTGATAGAGTTGATTACTCTCAACCTGTTTATATCCAGCCGAAGCTTGACGGCGTTAGATGTTTATTCACCGCTAATGGTGCATACTCTAGAAACGAAAAGCAATTTATGAATGTCAGACATATTGAAATGGCACTCAAACCATTTTTCGATCAATACCCGGACGTAGTACTCGACGGCGAGTTATACAACCACAAACTAAAAAATGATTTCGAAAAAATTATATCACTAGTTAGAAAACAAAAACCTAGTGACGAAGACAGACGTAATGCACAGCACCTAGTGCAATTTCATGTTTACGATTATTTTTCAATGGATACTAATTATGAAAAGTATTCACACAGACTAAATAATCTTGAACATACACAACAATTGTACGGTCCTTGTGTCAAATATGTACAAACATACAGAGTACATAAACACGAAGAAGCTTTGAACATGCATACCGACGCATTCCTTGCTGATGGTTACGAGGGTTCAATACTCAGACTTGATGGTCTATACAAACACGGTAGATCATATGACTTAATGAAATTCAAAGACTTCTCAGATGCTGAAGCTACCATTGTTAACTACGAGGAAGGCAAGGGCAAGCGATATGGCACACTTGGTAAGTTTATAATGCAAGATGATGACGGCAACATATTTGGTTGTCCTCCCGGTAAAGGTTATAATCATACTGACTTGAAACATATGTTGAAAAATATACATCAATATATGGGTCAACGTGCTACATTTACGTACTTCCAACGAACTAACGCTGGTAGCTACAGACATCCACTATTTAAATGTATTAGAAATTATGAATGATTCATTAGCAAATAGATATTTTGGTATAATACAAAAACAAATTAAAGATGAGCAAACTTATTTGGCAACTATACAACGACAATATGATAAGCGAAGAAGTCGCAAACATATTACTAGATAAACATTATAACAGATTAAATAACAAAAGATATGAGTAATTACGAAGCAACAGGAATCGCTGAAGGTTGGATAGATGCTGACAGCGAGGACCAAGTCATTGAGGCTTGGCAACATTTACACGACACTGGCTTAGCATATTCATTGCAAGGTTGGTTTGGCAGAACAGCAAGAGATTTAATAGAACAAGGAATAATAAATAAATAAGATATGAATAAACCTAAAGACGAAATTATTGAAAGAGTAATACAAAAATTTATAAAACGATCTGAAGTCGGTTTTAAAAAATACGGTGTTACACTCAAAGATGACTATCAATCTTTTGATACATGGTTATCGCATGTACAAGAAGAATTAATGGACGCTGTTAATTATATTGAAAAAATTAAGCACGAATTAAACGGATGAATAGTATTTTAATTATAACTTTTATTTGCGCTATATTCGCAATGAGAGCATTATACGACGAATTATTTAAATGAATATATTTTACTTACACGAACACCCTCAGTTGGCGGCATCATATGTGTACGACAAGCATAAAGTGAAGATGATCCTTGAATCAGCGCAGATGTTATGCACGGCACACCATGTGTTTGGCAATGGTCATAATGTACCATATAAGCAAGCACATTTAAATCATCCGTCAACTATCTGGGTGCGAGAAAGTACTCATCACTATTATTGGCTATATGAACATATGTTAGCTTTAGGTAATGAGTATACCAAACGTTATGGCAAAAAGCATTTGACAATTACTAAGTGTGAAGAGCCTTTGCTTTATGCACCTAATGACATGCCGACGTTGCCGTATAAACATCCACCTCAGTGTATGCCTGATGAATATAAACGACCGCATGCTATACACGGTTACTGGAACTATTATATAAATGACAAATATAAAGTATGTAATAAAAATGAAGTACCTTACAAAACCCCTCCGCTCCGCGTTATGGACGATTACTTTAATGGCGTTGGTAGCGACAATATCATCTACTATGACGATGATAAACGTAACTAACCTGCCTGCAGATCAATATGAGTATATGCAGATGCAGAATAGATGGGCCAATTGGCCGGAAAAAGATTGCTATAATGCAATTGAAGTTGAATTAATTTTAAATGGACCACAACATGAGTACAACAAGGAAGCATATCCTACATCAGATTTCAGTAAATTTGTTTGGATTACGAGACAAAATTAAAAAAGCTAGAAAACCATATAAGCCAAAGGCGACGAAAGCTAATAAATAATAATTAGTAGACAGCTAATGTCACAAAGAAATTTTAAATATCTACATGATAATAGAATTATATACGGGAGAACTCCAATCACGGATGTGCCTACCGAATCAACTGATATATATGATTATTATGAAAACGGTACATACGAGTGTTATGCTTTATTCAGAAGTAAAGCAAAGATCACTACATTTAAAAGTTTAAAATGGCATTTTTTAGTTATTCAACACCTTAACACTGAGTTAAATTTAAAACAACTTAGAAAAGTTTTTGAATATATAGCTAATATTAAAAATAATTTCGTTACCTTTACAATGTCTCGTGGTGCATTTGACAAATTAGTTAATGATGTATTTGCAACAGATGCAGAACGTCCACCTCGTAATCGTATACGTAAAGTTATATTTAAACCAAATAAGATTCTCACATTGTCTGAAAAACTTTCAATTGTGGGCCAACTGATTGGTAAAAGTAAAATGGTTACACAGGATATGATTTATGACGCTATGTTAAGCATTAACGAAGACAAACAAACCATAACATATAAAAAGCTTGCTGAGCATTTTGATTGTTCTACACGAACTATTTACAGAAATATTGGCAACCAACTTAAACTTGAAAAAGAATTATTGAATAAAGAACTATGAGAAAATTTAATATTCAGAACTACGTAAGATATAAAGAAGACGTAGAACGAACAATCAAAGCAGTTAGAAAACCAGTTGACGGTGATTATACTAAGTTAACTAATGATGAGATTACTAAAAACTTTTTACCGTTAGTTATTACTTTGGCAATGAAACAATCAACATCTGATCAAGCATCAGGTGTATTAAGTATTCTTGATTTATTTCAAGAAGGTAATGCTGGATTAGTTGCTGCAGTAAACAAATTGGATAGAGCGCTTTTAGCTGAGTCTGACGACCAGGAAAAAACTATTAAGTCATTTCTATCAAAAAGAATTAAAGGAGCAATACGAAGAGCCGTAGATATAAACAGAGGCGACATACGCATTCCTGAGCATAAGCTAAATGAAATACGTAGAAATCCTAAAGATGAAAAAATGGTTTCAATGTTTTTCAATAGCGTGTTCAGTAGTATTGATGATAAACCTGCTGATGATGAAAATATGGCTTATCAAGTTATCGATAAGTCTGAACCATATAACATTGCTTTACTTAATGCATACCTATTATCATTGATGAAACAACACTGTACACCAACACAATATGATGTATTAAGATTAAGCTTTGGATTAGACTGTGATAAACATTCTGCAAATGAAATTGCAGACAAATTAGGGATCAGTGTAAGCACTGCTCACGTACGTATTTCACAGATAAAACGGGATGCTATACAAGCTCTCGTCGACAACGTAGATAGTACGCAAGTACTTGATTACCTGTAAGTTACGGTAGCAAATACCGTTTAAGTTTAATTTAATTTATGTAATTATATTAGTATGACCATAAACCACAAACTAGCAACCCTACAAACAAAATTTAAATCGAAGAAGAGTAGATTTAATTCATTCGGCAAGTATTACTTTAGGTCAGCCGAAGACATTCTCGAAAGCATAAAACCCTATCTATTAGAGTTAGGAGTCGCAGTAACGATTAATGAAGAATTAATCGGAACAGAGCCTATGCCTATAATCAAATCAACTGCAAAGTTAATTGATAAAGATGGTATGGAGCTGGAAGCTGTTGCGATAGTTGGTGTGGATCTCAACCAGAAAGGTATGCAGACTCCGCAACAATTTGGTAGTGCATCGAGTTACGCAAAAAAATATGCGCTAGGTAATTTATTATTAATTGATGATACTCAAGACAGTGATGCAACAAATGATCACGGCAAAAAGAGTTCAGCTTTCGCAGCAAAGCCTAAACAAGCTTTAGCTGATGTACAAAAAGCAATAGACTATATAAAAGCCGGTGGTAAAATTGATGCAATCAAAGCTAAGTATCAATTAACTTCAGAACAAGAAGAGAAGTTAACAACACTTTAGTATGGACAAACAAAAGGTATTAGAAAAATTAAAGTTAGATGAAAATTATTATGGAGATTTTGGTAAACAATTTCTTAGCAATAGTGATATAAAAACTTTATTAACTAATCCTTTAGCCTTGGGACAACAATCAAAACCGAGTCCAGCATTTTTAGTAGGTGGTTATTTCCACACTGCAATACTTGAACCTGATAAATTAAAAAAGTATAAGGTAATTGAAAGCAGCACAAGAAATACAAAAACTTATAAAGAAATGTCCGGTGGTGAACTTTGTTTATTACAACATGAAGTTGATCAAATAGAATTAATGAAAAATAAAATATTAGAAAACGATGTATGTCGTGGACTAATAAATGGCATTGATGTTGAGTATGAGAAGCCTGGCTTAGCAGAACTTGAAGGTGCTTTATGGAAAGGTAAAGCTGATATAGTTAACCATGATGAGAAGCTTATAATAGATTTGAAAACAACCAAAGATATAAACGCTTTCAAGTGGTCTGCTAACCGATTCAATTATGACAGTCAAGCTTATATTTATTCTAAATTATTTGGTTATGAATTTGTATTCATAGTAATTGACAAAGAAACCCATCAAATTGCGGTTATGGATTGTTCACCTGAATTTTATCAATCAGGTAAAGACAAGGTAGAGAGAGCAGTAGAAGCTTACGATTTATTCTACAAAACAGAAGGATTTGACCCTTCACAATTTTTTATTAACTTAACACTTTAATTTAATTATGGCTAGAAGAAAAGCAACTCAAACAAAAGTATGTACAGTAACAGGAATGGAAACTAGTACAGACAATTTCTACAAAAATCAAAATCATGTGAAAGCTGTAGACAATTTAAGAAGAACAACTGGCGCTACAAAAGATCAGTTGCAAAGAATGTTTCAACAAATTAACGCATACGTATAATGGCAGGAATAATTAAAACAAGTATTAATCTAACGAAGATACCGAAAGACGCAATCATTGAGGGTGCAAAAGGTAAGTATTTACCAATCACAATCACCGTTAATGATGAAGTCGATCAGTTTGGTAATCACGGACCTGTTGTCGTTTCACAAACGAAAGAGGAAAGAGAAGCTAAAGCTGAAAAGACTTATCTCGGAAACGTTCAAGTCGTGTGGACTAACGGTGCATTCCCTGAACCTAACAGACAAGATCAACCAGGACCAGTGGCTGCAACACCACCACCACCACAACCAGTAGACGATTTACCATTTTAAACTATTAGTTGATGCAAGTAAACAACACGGAGATTAACGGATTTTTAATCGACCAGTTTAACCAACACGATTTGAAAGTAGGTGCAACGCAGGGGATTTGTCCCCTGTGTTCGTCTACACGTAAACCGGAAAATAGAAAGCAACAATGTGCTAGCTATGATTGGGAGCGTGGGTTAGGAACTTGCCACAACTGTGACTCAACATTTCAATTACATACTTACCAACGTAAAGGTGGAAGTGATAAAGAATATGTCTTACCAGAATATTCTACTGAATCACACAAAGCTGTTGGTGATAAAGTAATTGAATGGTTTAAACAAAGAGGTATAAGTCACGAAACGCTTTTAGATTTAAATATATCTGAAGGCCCAGAGTTCATGCCACAAACTGGCAAGGTTGAAAATACAATTAAGTTCAACTACATTATAGGCGATCAGCTTATTAATGTGAAATACAGAGACGGACGAAAGAACTTTAAACTATATAAAGGTGCTGAGAAAGTCTTTTATAATTTAAATAGTATCGTAAATACCGATACATGTGTAATTGTTGAAGGTGAAATGGATGTGTTAGCATTCCATGAAGCTGGTATTAAAAATGTAGTATCAGTTCCAAATGGCGCAACACTTAACCACAACAATTTAGATTATCTTGATAACTGTATTGATTATTTTACAGACAAAGAAAAAATCATATTAGCTGTTGATCAAGATGATGCAGGTGCTGCATTACAACAAGAATTAATTAGAAGGCTTGGCGCTGAAGTATGCTACTTAGTAAACTTTGTAGATTGTAAAGATGCAAATGAATATTTACTTAAGTATGGTACAAAAGACTTAGCTGAAGTAATTAATGAATGTAGACCTGTACCGTTAGAAAATGTTACAACTTTTAAAGACATTGAACATGAAGTTACAGACTTTGTTAAACACGGTTTTAAACCTGGTTTTCAAATTGGTTTACCTAATTTTGACCGTATCTTTAGTACCTATACTGGGCAGTTTATTACTGTTACTGGTATACCTTCTAGTGGTAAGTCTGACTTCGTTGACCAAATGTGTGTTGGCTATAATATGAATTATGGCTGGAAGACTGCATTTGCATCACCGGAGAATGCACCAACATATTTGCATGCACATAAGTTAATGCGTAAAGTATGGATGGATATGCCAAGGTCTTCTGATATTGGTTCAGATAAATGGAAAGAAGTAGCAGAGCACGTTAATGATAATTTCTTTTTCATTGACATGGAAAGATACACACTTGAATCTGTATTACGTAAAGGTGCTGAGCTAGTTAAACGTAAAGGTATTAAATGTTTGGTTATAGACCCATTTAATAAAGTACGAGACGTTGATGCAAAGACTGAAGATGTAAACAGATACACAATGGAGTATCTAACAAAGATTGAAAGCTTTGCAAAGAAGTTTGATGTATTAGTATTTATAGTAGCGCATCCAACTAAAATGTATAAAGATAGTAATGGTAAGATTGAAGAACCAACTATGTATAACATTAAAGGTGGTGGCGAATGGTATGATGCATCATATCACGGTTTATTAGTACACAGAAATTATGAAGACAAGACTGTTAAAGCAAAAGTTTTAAAAGTTAAGTTTCAGAATCTTGGCGAGAATGGAGCTGAGGCTCATTTCAAATGGGAACCAAGATCAGGATGTTTTATGCCACACGAAGTGGTTGATTTGAATGAAGAACCAATGCCTTGGGAATAGATGCCAAAAAAGAAAACCAAAAATCCTGCGGATTATTACAACCCAACACAAGAAGATTGGGATGCGTTTTTATATTGTAACAGAAACAATATAAGAATAAGTATTCATCCAATGGAAAAAGGTATGCACCCTACACAATTCAAAGTGTCAGTAGCTTTAGGACCTTATCAAAAATTTGAAAAGCCTGCGCTGTCACCGAAAGTGTATAGCATTGAACAAATCATAGAACAGAAATTTAAAGCGTGTAAATATTATTATGAGAAATATAAACGAGGAATATAGAATATTAACATCTGAGATACTTAATAGTGGCATACCAAAAGATGATAGAACCGGAGTTGGTACATTATCAAAGTTTGGTTATACTCTTGTTCACGATATGGAATTAGGTTTTCCATTGTTGCATATAAAGAAAGTTTCTTTTAAAGCAGCTAAGGTTGAGCTTATGTGGATACTACAAGGCAGAACTGATTTAAAGTATTTAGAAGATAATGGCGTTGGATACTGGAGACCAGATTATGAAAGATCAGGTAGAACTGATGGAACATTAGGTCCTGTATACGGTAAGCAATGGCGTGACTTTAATGGTATTGATCAAATATATGATTTATCATTACAGTTACATAATAATCCCGATTCAAGAAGAATGGTTGTATCGGCTTGGAATCCTGCTGATATGAAAGATATGGCTTTGCCACCGTGTCATTACGGCTTTCAATGTTATGTAAATGATCGTAAGTTAGATTTAATGTGGCAACAAAGATCTGTAGATGTATTCTTAGGTTTGCCTTATGATATAGCTATGTATGGTTTATTATTAGAATTATTAGCTAAAGGTCATGGTTTAAAACCTGGTAGATTAATTGGGCAGCTTGGCGATTGTCATTTATATAATAATCATTTGGATGCGGCTAAAACTATAATGTATAGGGATCCATCAATATATGATTGTCCAACATTAGAGTTAGATACGTCTGGCGTTTATATTAACCACAGAAATCAAATTAATATTCCAGAGTTGGATATGATGAAATTACACAATTATAAACACATGGGTGAAGTTAAAGCCCCATTAAATGTTGGAAACTAATGACAGAAACTTATTATTTATATCACATTCCGGGTAAAAAAATCGGCGTTACGCGTGATCTTAATAGAAGGGTTACGCTAACGCAGGGCTATAAGCCTGGAGAATATGAGGTTCTTGATCAGTCAGAAGATATAGATTATATATCAAAGAAGGAGATAGAACTTCAACAGTCTTATGGATATAGGAAGGACCACAAACTATATAAAAATTTATTTAAAATGAAAATAAACGTAACCCCACAAACTACAACGTTCCCTGTGCCACTTACTAAATTGAAAGGAAGATTGCACGATCAAGTTGGTTTAAACTGGGAAACTGAATTTGGTAAAATTCATTTATCATCAGAATTAGCTGACTGGATAGCTCTTAATGCTCATACGTCTATGTATAATAGTGAGCGAAGCTATGTATACAATAAAGCGTTATGGGAAGCATTTAAAGATATTAATAGCCTAGAAAGCTTAAATGAATATATAGAAGAGCAAAAAGATGAAAGCTTTTTTACATTAATTAGGCAATGGGCTGATGAAAGAGGTTTGTATAAAAAAGGTGATAGCAAAACACAATATATAAAGCTTCAAGAAGAAGCTGGCGAATTAGCTAAAGCATTATTAAAAAATGATAAAGCTGAAATACAAGATGCTATCGGAGATATGATTGTTGTGTTAACTAATTTAGCATATATGGAAAACTTAAATGTTGAAGAATGTATTGCTGGAGCATATGCTGTAATTAGTAAAAGAACCGGCAAAATGATTAACGGAACATTTGTTAAAGATGAGAAAGAAAAGGACATATAAAAGAAAAAGAGGTCCTGTAGTTTCTAAAAAAGTTATACACGATGGAATCACCTTTGCATCTGGCTTAGAAAAGTATATGTATGTTGCTTTGAAAAAAGCAGGTATAAAAGCTACATATGAAGGTGAAACATTTGTGTTACTTAACGGCTTTCATTTTGAAAATGAATGCTGGGAAAGACAATCAAATAGCAAAGGCTATTTTAAAAATAGAGGAAGTAAAAGAGTATTACCTATAAAATATACACCAGATTTTATTGGTAAAAACTTTATAATTGAAACTAAAGGTAGACCTAATGAATCTTTTCCTATGAGATGGAAACTGTTTAAAAAATTAGTTACAGAACAATTTCCAAACTATACGTTGTTTAAACCACAAAATCAAAAAGAATGCGATCGCGTAATAGAAATACTACAGAGTCAGCCAAACATATAGCTAGGCGAAAGTATAAAGAAAGAAAGATCGATACATTTATTAAGTGGTCAATAAACAATAGAGGTTACTTAAGATGGAAAGATTTAGAATTTATACATAAAAAATATAACGTTAAATGTTATGGCTAAAAAAGGAGTTAATATATTTAGCTACGTAAGACCAGCTAAAAAAAGACGAAAAGGTATTCATGCGAAAACCAAAACGTCAAAATTAAAAACAAGTAAAAATTATGTCAAACAATACAAAGGACAAGGAAGGTAAAAGAGATTGGTCTATGGCTTTAGGCTTTTATCCAGGTATATTATTTGGGATGAGAAGCTATCATGGACCAACACATTCACAGCATGTATTTTATTTACCGTTTGTCGACTTAGCAATCGAAATAGAAAATGAGCCTATTTAAAGAAAGAATACCATATAAACCATTTGAATATCCCGAGTATTATACTGAAGGATGGTTACCACAAGCTCAAGCATTTTGGTTACATACTGAAATACCAATGAGCGGTGATGTTAAAGACTGGAAAGAAAGATTAACACCAGAAGAAAAACATTTAGTTGGTAATATACTTTTAGGCTTTGCTCAGACAGAATGTGCAGTGTCAGATTACTGGACACAAAAGGTTGTATCATGGTTTCCTAAGCATGAGATACAGCAGATGGCAATGATGTTTGGTTCACAAGAAACTATTCATGCAGTAGCATATAGTTATTTGAATGAAACATTAGGGCTAGAAAACTTCGAGGCATTTTTGCACGAACCAGCAACAGCTGAAAGATTTGAAAACTTAGTAGCTTATGAAGGTAAAGACCCGATCGGGATTGGTAAAAGCTTGGCAATATTCTCAGCTTTTGCCGAAGGCGTTAGCCTATATTCTGCATTTGCCGTACTGTACTCATTCCAAATGCGAAATCTGCTCAAAGGTATTGGGCAACAAATGAAATGGTCAGTACGAGATGAATCTTTACATTCTAAAATGGGATGTAAATTATTTAGACATATGTGTGATGAAATTCATAACCTTAAGGATGACGCTAAAGAATCTATATATGCAGCAGCACAATTAATGCACGATGCTGAAATGAAATATATTGATAAGATGTTTGAAAAAGGTGATATTGAAAATCTAAAAGCATATGACCTAAAACAATTTATTAAAAACAGGTTGAATGACAAACTTGAAGAATTGGGTTATGAATCGCATTTCGAGTATGACGATAAAGCAGTTAAAAATCTTGATTGGTTTTATCATCTTACCGGGGGCCATACCCATACTGATTTTTTCGCTATTAGGCCAACGGATTATTCCAAAGCAAATGAAGGAGAAGATTTTGAAGATATATGGTAACAAAAAGAAAAATCTTAAAGTTAATAGCAACAACTAAAAGACTGACGCCACTTGAAAAAATGTCTACTCGTATTGGATATATGGGTGCAGGTTTTCTTGTGGCTGCGCAGTGGACAATCGAACCAATGCTATACATTGCAGGTTTCGTTTGTGTGATGGTACAAACTGCGGCTAGAAAACAATGGAATCTAGTTGCGTTAAATATTAATGGGCTTGTAGCCTGGATAAAACATTTATTAACATAATGTGGAATAACGATTGGAAAAAGAATGAGGATTACCCTAGTTGGGGTGATACAGACGTATATAAGAAAACAATTGCTGGCGGTTATCTTGTAGGAGATGAATCACCACGTGATGCTTATATGCGTGTAGCTACAACTGTAGCGAAGCGTTTAAATCGTCCAGAACTAGCTGAAACTTTTTTTGAATATATATGGAAGGGTTGGCTATGTTTAGCGTCTCCTGTGCTATCTAATACTGGTACAGATCGAGGTTTGCCTATATCATGCTTTGGTATTGATGTTGGTGATTCGATATATGAGATTGGAATGAAAAACTTAGAGATGATGCTACTTGCAAAACACGGCGGTGGAGTTGGCATCGGTGTAAATATGATTAGACCCGCCGGAGCTAAAATTACAGGTAATGGAACATCTGACGGCGTTGTGCCTTTTGCTAAAATATACGATTCAACTATACTTGCCACAAATCAAGGATCTGTCCGAAGAGGAGCTGCAAGCGTTAATATTAATATTGATCATCCCGACTTTGAAGAATGGCTGGAAATACGAGAACCTAAAGGAGACATTAATCGTCAATCGCTCAACCTCCACCAGTGCGCTGTGGTCGGCGATAAGTTTATGCGAAGACTTGATGCTGGAGATAAAGAAGCGAGGAGGTTATGGGGTAAGCTACTTCAAAAACGTAAAGCAACTGGAGAACCTTATATCTTATTTAAAGGAAATACAAACAAAAATAACCCAGACGCTTACAGAAAGCATGGGTTAAAAGTACATATGACAAATATCTGTAGTGAGATTACATTGCATACTGATGAGTCTCATTCATTTGTTTGTTGTTTATCATCATTAAATTTAGCCAAGTATGATGAATGGAAAAACACAAATCTAATTTACGATAGTATATGGTTTTTAGATGGCGTGTTAGAAGAATTTATACAAAAATCAAAAGGTAAAGTTGGATTTCATAATTCTGTAAGATCTGCTGAAAAAGGTAGAGCATTAGGATTAGGTGTGCTAGGCTGGCATACATATTTACAAGAACAAGGTTTACCGTTTGAAGGATTATTAGCACAATATGAAACTAGAAGAATATTTTCACAAATTAAAATCGAATCTGAAAGAGCTTCCATGGCGCTTGCTGAAACTTTTGGCGAGCCTCTTTGGTGTCGTGGCTCTGGGTATCGTAACACTCATCTTCGTGCTATTGCACCTACTGTCAGTAATAGCAAACTTTCTGGAAATGTCTCTCCCGGAATTGAGCCGTGGGCTGCGAACGTATTTACAGAGCAGTCTGCAAAAGGTACATTTATTCGCAAGAACCCTACGCTTAAAAAGGTACTCAGACGACATAAAATCGACACGGAAAAAGTCTGGAACAAAATCTTAAAAGATGGAGGTTCAGTACAAGGCGTAAAAGAGTTAGATGATGTAATGCTGGGTAAGTATAATGATATACCAGCTAAAGAAGTATTTAAAACATTTAAAGAAATTAATCAATTAGAATTAGTTAATCAAGCAGGTATACGTCAACAATATATTGACCAATCTGTTTCTTTAAATTTAGCTTTTCCTTCTGTAGCTACACCAAAATGGATTAATAAAGTTCATATGGAAGCTTGGAAGAAAGGTATTAAAACTTTATATTATATGAGAACCGAATCTGTTCTGAGAGGTGATATTGCCGATTCAGCAATGGATGAAAACTGTTTAGCATGCGATGGATAAAATAACATTAGAACAAATATTAGAGCCTGTTGGCGTTAAAAACTTTTTTAAAAATTATTGGAATAAAAAACATTTAATAATTAGAAGAAATAAATTCAAAGATTTATTTACTTGGGATGATTTTACAAATTGTTTAAATAAATATCCTTATATAAAAGGTTTACAAATTATTGATTATACTGATAAAGGAGATGGAAGATGGTGCTTGGATAAAGTTAGAAATAAAAAACTAAATGAACCACTTTTGTCTAAAAAAGAAATATATAATCAATGGAAACAATTAAATAAAACATTTGTTATACCATTTGCAGAATATGAAAAAGAAAAATTAACTGATATATGTTTTGAGTTTGAAAAATATTTTGGTAGTGGTCAAGCAAATATATACGCTTCGCCAAAAGAAAATTCAAAATCTTTCCCTGCTCACGCAGATCAAACAGAAAATTTTTTATTTCACACTGAGGGTAAAACTAAATGGACAATATATAAAGAATTTATACCAAGTAAACCAAATGAAATTTTAGATCAATTTATTCTAGAACCGGGTGATTTATTATATATACCACAATATCAGTATCATAAAGTAGATACAATAGGGCCAAGAATATTAATTAGTATACATTTTAAAAACAAAAAAAATCAAGCTTTAGATAATTTTAAAATAACAACTATTGAAAATAACCCGAGAGATAGATGGTATAATTGGAAACCTTATAAAGAAATAAAAATAAAGAAAACATTACAACATCCAAGAATGAAATCAGCAACTTGGAAAAAACCATATTTTAATAATTTAAAATGAAAGCAGGAAAAATTTGGGGTAAAACAGAAATGATACACAAAAATGGTGTATTAGAATTTCATAGAATAGAATACAATAAAGGATTTAAATGTTCAGAACATGAACATAAATTTAAATGGAACGGATTTTTTGTAGAGTCCGGTAAGATGCTCGTTAGAGTTTGGCAAGACGATCAAGGCTTAGTTGATGAAACAATATTAGAAGCTGGTGATTTCACTATGGTTAAACCTGGTAAGTTTCATCAGTTTGAAGGATTAGAAGATGGCGTTGCTTTTGAATTGTATTGGGCTGAATTTAATCACGACGATATTAATAGAAGAACATCAGGTAAAAAAGTATAAAATGAGTTTAAGAATATTTATAGGGCATGATTCCCGATATAAAGACGCAACTAAAGTTTGCGAAAAATCAATTAAAGATCATTTTCCAGAAGCAAATATAACTTGGCTAGATAAATCTAAATTAAAAGAAGCTGGTATATATGGCAGAAAAGACGTAGAAGGAGAATCTACAGAGTTTTCTTTTACAAGATTTTATGTGCCACTTTTATGTAACTATGAAGGTAGAGCTATATTTTGCGATAATGATTTTTTATGGAAATGTGATATTAATCAAGCTAAAAGATTTATTAAAGATAAACCATTAGCAGTTGTAAAGCACGATGACTATGAAGCTGAAGAAAATAAAATGAATGGTATAGTAAATAAATCATATCCAAAAAAGAACTGGTCAAGTTTAATGGTATTTAACAATGCTTGGTTTAAAAATAAACTTACTAAAGAATATTTAGATAATGCAAGCCCTGAGCAACTTCATGAATTTCATTTTATACATGAAGATAACATAGCGCCTATACCCAAACAATATAATTGTTTAGTTAATGTAAAAGGCTATGATATGGACAATGCTAAAGTATTACATTATACAAATGGCGGGCCTTGGTTTGAAAAATATAAAGATGCAAGTTATTCACAACTATGGTGGAAAGTATACAACAGCTTGTAAAAAATAAACGTATTGTATTTGTTGGTAACTCTGTTGAGATTATGAAACATAAGCTCGGCAAAGTTATTGACGAATATGATATTGTTGTAAGATTTGGAAGAGCTATTGAAGCAACTCCCTTGCAAGAAGAGTCATTGGGTACTAAATGTGACATATGGATTACTGGTCAATTTAGAGCACCGGCGTTTAATAATGTTAAAGAAAAATTTAATACAGGTAAATTTAAAAATACTAAAATATTAATTAATAGATGTAGAGGCAATTTAAAATTAAAAAATTGGGTATTAGAAGATAGGCTACCTAAAGATTTTCCTGATTATACACAAATGTATTCTGACAATGATTTAGTTAGAATAATGAAAGAATTTGACAAAGACCTTTTAGGCATAAATGATTATAGACCTAGCGCTGGCTTTATAAGTATTATATGGTTTATAGATAAAATAAAAACCTATAAAAGTATTGATCTTATAGGTTTTGATTTTTTTCATAAACAAGCTGATGTATTGCCAAAAGATAAACGTGGTAAATTTAGCAATTGTAATCCGCATAGCTGGCATTTGCCGGTATATATATTGAATAGACCTGCTCACGATAGAGATATGGAAGAGCAGTATATGAGTTTTTTACACAGAAGAAAGTTAATAAATTGGCATAAATTAAGCAATCTAGAAAGACAGAAATTAAAATATACAGGTTGGATGCACAATATGAAAATAATTAAGACTGCGCCAAGATTTTCAACAAGTTCAAAGATCCTACCAAAAGCTCAGCAATAACTTCTATTAATATCAATATTATAACTGGTATTAAATATTCCCACCAATCATACTTCCCGTTATTATTAAAATCAAAAAAATCCATAATTTATTTTTTTACTGCTAAAAACCAAACATAGCCTTGGTTCATTCCTTCTTCTATAAAATTAAATTTATTAGAAAATTTTTCTAACCACCATAAACCTGGCTTTATTGTTAAATGCAAATTTTGTGTAGTACCTGGAAATGATCCAGTGGCTGCTCTTAAACATATTTTATGATAAGTCCATAAATTGCATTTATCGTATATATGCTGTATAACATTATCAACTTTATCAGTTTCTACGTGTTCCATTACGTCAAATGAAACAACTGCATCACTAATAGGTGGATCTATAGCAAGCTTAGGTATTCCAGGTTCATACTCGTTAATAACGTATTTTTTATCTGGAAACGTTGCTTCCATTTCTATTCTTAATGCGCTTCTTCCTGCGCCATAATCTAATAATGATTTAGCTTGTGATAAAATCATATATTTATTTAATGTATGTGCATTACCACTAGCGGCTCCTCCCCAGGGTCTTTTATTATGGAGATCAGTAATCATTTGCTGATACTCCTTAGAAATTAAATTTTCCAACTATTTATTCGTTTACTTTTATTATTGTGTCACCAACGTGTCTATGACTATATTTAATTGTTGGTGATAAAAGCGGATGTTCTTGAATTGAGCTGTGTGCGGCGTGAACGCAGTACGGACAATCTTCTGCGAATACCTGATCCATCTTTTCTTTTATTATTGCTGTATCAACTTGAATTTGATATGTAGTTGTAATTAACCAACCAGCAACGCCTACTAGTAAAGCACCAGCTAATCCTACTATTTTTTTATCCATATTATATAATTTTATATTTAGTTTTTCCGTCTTCTTTATATGCTTTCAGACATCTTTGTCTGTTAAAATCATGATCAACATAACTAACATGAACCCAATCAGGATTATCGTCAGTCCCAAATTCCCATATGATTTGATCAAAATCGAGATTGTTTTTAATGTATTCATACATTTCTTTATTTGACATGTAACCGTATGTGTCATCAATGTCAATTGCACGTCCTTCGCAATGTTGTGATTTACTTGACCCACCGATCGCTTGATTTAATTCTGGTGATCGATAAAATGAGTTTATAGCTATTGGACCATTTACATATTCTCTTAATGGTTCAAATACTTTTTCAGCAAGCAATTCCATATTCTGTAATGCATACGCATCAGGTGTATTATCTATACCTAATCTTTTTGCTGTCGTGCTATACACACCTTCCTTATAACTGATGTGCTTACTTATTTTATTCATATATTATTTAATTTGATGATGCTCTTCTTACTGGAGCTTTAGCGTTATCTATCACTTCTTGTACCTTTTCGTAACGCACTTTTAATTTCATTGAAATATCTGCTTGCCATGTAGCTACAGGTCGACCGTCTTTTAATACAATAATAGCAGGTATAGATCTTACTGCTTGCCTTACGCTTGGTGGTTGATCTTCGTAATTTACTTTTAAAACATCAGCACCATATAATTTATCTAAATCTTTATAATCATTTCTGACATTCCAAGGTGTATTTAAATATAATACTGTAATTTTTTGTGAAAATGCGTGAGTGGATAGGAAAAGTAATATTAAAATTAAAATCTTTTTCATGATTATTTATTTATTATCTCAAATAGTTTTTCGTCTATTTGGTCAAGTTTCTGTGAATTCTTGTCTACCTTTTCATCTATATCTAAAATTGTCGAACGAATTAATTCGTCTTTCAAATCGAACTCAGTTCTTGATACAGGTGGTTCCGGTAATTGCTTAGCAAGCTCTATATCAGCCTGTAACGCAAAGTACATTGCAGCTAATGAGATCGCTCCGCCTACTATTAATCCTATCGTTTTTAAATCAAGTTGTACTTGTGTATTTTCTGATATTTGTTGAGCCATGATGTTAAGTTTGTATAATATATGTAATTACCTATTATTTACGTCTTTTAAGATTTTTTACTCTTCTTGGTTTGCCTGCTGGCTGGCCTAATCTTTTCTTTTCTGCAATCTTTTTTCTTTTTTCTGCAGCAGACATTTCACTTGATGTTTTAGGGGTTTTGCTTGATATTCTTTTGCTTGGTCTACAATATGGCACACCTCTGCCGTCGCCTTTACGCCTACCGCATGGTTTACCTGTTCTAACGTCAACCCATTTTTCTTTGAACCAACGTTTTAACGCTAAGCCTTTTTTAGTTTTTCTTACCGCCATTTTTAATTTTTTTATGACCACAACCTTTTTTCATTAAAGCTTTGTGCTCTTTATATGTTGTTACATTATGTACTGAACCATCTTTACAATACATTTTATGAGGTTTTACTTTTTGATCTGCCATTATTTTTTCTTTGATTTATTTCCCCAGTTAGCAGCACCTACTTTTCTACATTTTGATAATGCGCCTGAAGCATATGCTGATGGGAATACTTTATACCTTGCTTTTACTTTGTAATAACATGCGTCTTTTTTTGCCATAATTATCTACGATTAAATGTTCTTGTTCTTCTTTTGAATGTTCTTGTCCCACGCTTTGGTTTAGGTGCCACTTGAGACGTTGTTTTGGGTTTTTTTCTGCTTGTATTAGGTTGAGGCATTCCTAATTCCCATGATCCCCATCCCATTAATAATGCTGTGCTTTGCCACCATTCTGCTTCTTCACTCATTGCGGCTTCTATATTTTGCGCTTTCCTTAATGCCCTATCTAATGGAAAGTTAAATGCTGCTGAGCTAAGTTGTGCTGTAGCTGATAATGCAGGGTTATTAAGTTTAGGGTCAAATAAATTATCTTTTGTTATATATTTTGCTGAATAACCTGCTCCTCTTAATTTTGTAAATTTAGAATACAACGGAGGTGAAATTGTTAATGCCTTCCAAGCTGAACTCTGAAAATCAGGATTAGGTTTTTCACTTTGCTTAGCAATATCAAGAGCTATGTTTTTTATACCAACTACCGCATTACCGGTTAACCCAGACCCTCTTAATAATGAATCAGCCATACCGTGACCAATATTACTATATCTTGCCGTTTCTTTTTCATCTGTATCATCTACACCAAACGCTGTTGCAAATAATGCTTTTTGCAATGCGTTGAATATAAAGTTTTGTATAGTACTATAATATATAATCTGTGTTATTTTTTCTTTTTTATCGCCTCTACCAGCAATTAGATCCTGCGCATTTCTTTTTATGATCCTGTTATACTGCATTGGTGTATTAGCAAATGCTAACATAAATCTACCTAATCCCCCAGCTTGTTGCTCAGATATTTTATCTGGCCTACTTGATTGCTGTGTTCTTTCAGTAATTTCTTTAAAATCTAAAAATGCTTTTTCTGCAGCTTCTTTTTCAGACATTCCTTCTTTCTTGTACCTATTTAATCTATTTCTGTACATTGTGGCACCACCGGAAGCAATAGCAAAACTATCTGCTATTTTTGTAAATACAAATCCTTTATTAAGTAATAAATTTATTGTACCTTGTACTCCGCCTTTTTCTGCAGCTAATGCTAATTCACTTTCATTTATATTAATTTTATTTCCGCCCCTTCTATCTTTTAAATATTCTGAATTAAATATATCTTTAAAGTCTTTCCAATATTGTTTTTGATTTGCAAAAGCTTTTGCTGCTTGTAACGGATTATTATCCGAAAAATTTATATAGTTTATATTAGATATTGTCTGTAATACTGCTGATCTAGTGTTTAAGAACATAATTGCACCAACAGAACCATTAACCCAATCATTCCATTTTTGTACAGTAACATTACCTCCCCATCTTCTATTTTGTCCACTCTTCATTCTGCCTAATGTTTTAGTAACATTATCTACCCAATTTTGACCATAAGCTGCTTTTAATTTAAGTAAATTTTCTTTACTAAATATTTGATCAACATTATTTTGCCATACCTCTAAATGTTTTGTTCTTTTAGTTGTATTTAATAATGCGGCCATATCCATAGCAATATTACTAGATGCCCATGTATCTTTAGGCTTAGCATAGCCATCACCTTTTGTTATTCTAATTAATTCATTTGCAAATAAATTTAATTCAGGATTTGAATTAACTTCTTTTACAAGTGATTTTAAATCTGTTTTACTTATACCAGGTATCTCATATCCTAATTTATTCCATACTGCAACTCTTACAGCTTGCTCATTAGTATAATCGCCTCCTTTAGTAAACTTTTTTAATGTTTTAGGTACATTACTTAATTGATTTTTTAAAGCTCTAAAATCATTTGATAATGCAGTTCTTTCTCTTGTAATATTTTCTACAGCTAAATTATATGGTTCATATAATGCTTTTTGATAAAACTCTAATTGTTTTTCACCTTGCTTACCCTTAGCTAATGTTTTATGCATTAAGCCTGCAAAATCTTCAGCACCAGCTGGTATAAAATAGTCACCAAAAGATTTTTTAACTTTGGCTGCTCTAGCATCTGCTTTTGCTTGATTAAATACTTTTTCAGCGCCAATACCTGTAGACTTTTCTAAATATTGATTAAATTCTGTGCTTAATTCTCTAGATGCTGCAACTTCAATTTGTTGTTCTTTTATTTTAGCATCCTCAACTTTTGCTTTTTCAAGCGTTTGAACACCTTCTTTAATTTTAGGGTATCTTTGTTTTACAAATAAATCTATATTTGCTTTTGCTTGTGCAGGTGTTATTTCGCCTTTTAATTGTTCAAATATTAGTTCAGCTTGTTTTTCATAAACAATCTTGTCATTTTCAAATTTTTTAGGAACTTCAACATTATATTTTTTAGCATGCGTAATTCCCTCTTGTGTTATCTTATTTGCATTTAATTTAACAACCTCATTATATAATCTTATATTTGGGCTAGGTACTTCTTTCCAAGATATTTTACCGTCTATAGCTTGTTGTACTTTTTCTGCTAAAAATGGATGTAGCTCCGATTTAGATTTGTATTTAACACCATTAATAGTGTATGCTGCGTCAACTATGGAATGACTAGATCCTTTAAAGCCGGTTGATAAAGAAAGTTGAAAATAATTTTCACCAAGCCAATCAGCCATTTCTTGTTTTGTTTTAGCATTTTTTACTTTTGCATAAACACCAACTAGTTTTGCAAACTGACCGTGTTGTAGTACATGCTCTTCTAATACTTTTTTAGCGCCTATTTCAATACCTCTAAGTTGTGCCATGTTCCTTGTGCTTGCACCATTAGCGTTTTGATTATATACTACTAAACCTGTAGCTTGAGGATCAACCTTATACATTTCAGTAATAATATCTAATGCTGTTTTAAAATTCTTTTTAAAAGCACCAATTTCTTTTAAATTTTTATTTAAGTTTTTAGTTTTTTGGCTTTTAATAACTATAGTCCATTCCGGCGCTTTACTAGTTCCTGGTCGTATATCTAAACCTAATTCTTGTTTTAATTTTCTTAACGCAGCAACTTCTAATGCATTATTTGTTTTTATAGCATCCAATGTAGCTTTATCTAATGCTTTACTAACAAAAAAACTTCCGTCTCGCATTCTTAAAATACTATTACCCCCTGGCGCAAGATTACTTGGAATTATAAAAAATGAAGCTCCAGGAACATCTCTAACTATTTTATCAAAACTTCTTGCAATTTTTTGAACTGTTTTAGCATCTTTAACTAATTCACCTCCAAACTCATTTTTAACCACTTGAAATTGTGTTAAAGGTCTAGAAGCTAATAAATCCGCTTTTCCATCTGCTAATTTTTGAATTAAATTTTCAGGATGTTTAGGATTTTTTCTAGCAACATTATTTGTTATAGCTCTACCAATTTCAGCCTGTAAAGATTTTACAAATGTTCTTTGATTTCTGTTAGGCGCTACACCAATACCTACAAGTTCTTTAAATAGATCCGATACTT